ACATCTACTCCTGCCAGTGACGAGGACACTTTTGCCGAGCTGTGGTTTGGGGCAATCAACACAATCGATGAACACGGCAACGAGATTCCAAACGGCGTTGGTATTAATGGGTTTAAAGGTTTTAGCGCACGCTACAGTGACGTACCTGGCCGAGACGATGCGTGGGCAGCAATTGAGCGGGCAAAAATTGGCGCAGAACGTTTCCAGCGTGAATATGAATGCCAATTTGCAGGCGAAGAAAGTACATTGGTAAACAGTCTAACACTACAGCGTTTAAAAGGCATAGAGCCACTTTTCAAAACAGCCGAAGTTAGATGGTATGAAAAAATATCTCTTGATAAGACGTATATTGTAAGCCTTGATCCTAGTGCGGGAGTAAACAAAGACCCTGCATGCATCCAAGTGTATAGCATACCCGACATGGTTCAAGTAGCTGAATGGACTAGCAACAGAGTAAGCATTCCGAACCAAGTACGTACCATGCAAATTATAATTAATACATTGTATACAGAAGTTAAAAAGCAAGGTTATAAAGGCGAGCCGGACATATATTTTACTTTTGAAAATAATACTTTGGGAGAAGCTGCTATACAATCTGTTAATGACATTGGCGAAGAAAATTTCATGGGACAGTTGTTAAACGAGCCTCGAAAAACTGGGTTAGTTAGATATCGCAAAGGACTTAACACCAACGGACGCTCAAAAGCACAAGCTTGCCTGAAACTGAAAAGTCTTCTTGAAGGCAATCGACTTAAAATTAACAGCAAACTTCTTGTTAAACAACTGAAATTTTTTGTAAGTAAAGGCGATAGTTTTGCGGCCAAACAAGGCGAACACGACGATTGCGTTATGAGTACTATACTCTGCATTCGCATGATGCAAATGGTTACAAATTGGGACGACAGAGTAGGTGAGCTTCTTAAAGACGTGTTTGATGGCGATACAAACGAACAGCGTGACCCGTTACCATTCTCTGTAATGATCAGCTAAATACTATATCTATAAACGGAGATTATAATGGGTCACAACTGGTCGGTGGTTACAGATAAAATTTACGGAATCGTCAAAGGTTCTTGTAAAAAGCTGACTATGTATGACAAAGCTGGTAATGAAACAATAGATCCAGATGATGCTACTAGATTTTTTGGTACACTTGCTAGCCATAATCCTAAATTAGATAATTTTGCCATTCTTGTAGCACTACACGATCGTGGACAATACAGTTATATTAATATAAAAACACCCAACCTAAAAGACGACGTAGACTTTAAAAAAGTTCATCAAATACGGAATCATATACGTAAATCGGTGGGACAGAAAGAAGGTATAAAAGTTGTTTGGCAAGTTTTTGACAAAGAAATAGACCCAAAGGAGGAAGCAGTGAATAACATCAAAGAAAGTAAGGATGTCGGTAAGTGGTTTGGTACCACTAAAAGCTCCTTCCAGCGTATAGGCGAAGCTAAACTGATTATACGACATACAGACGCAATAAATGAAGAAAAAACAGGTGCTCGTACACGTCATATACGTGCTTTATTTGTCGAAAACAAAACAGGCGAAAGATTTGCTTATCCTCACTTACATATGAGCGGAGCTAGAGCATTTGCACGACACATTAGCAACGGCGGCACTAATTATGATTCTATTGCCGAGGGCATTATATCCCTTAGCGCAGATTATATTAGTTTGCGCCGAGCAGCACATACAATGCGTCAGCATCAAGTTGTATCGGAATGGACAGTAGGTGTTCGCAAAAGCATGGACGGAATTAATCGACGTCTTACAAGCTTGCATGGTTCAAAAGGCTATTCCAATGCAGAAAGCATACTAGCTAGCCAGTCCATGGTTCTCGACGAACAGTCGACAGACAGTTTATGGCAAAAATTATCAGAAGAATGTTCTTGCGGGCAACACGACCCTGCCTATGCAGACCTAGGGGTTGCTGCCAAATATCTAGGAGCAGTTGATAATCAACCAACACCTATAACATTCTCATGGCATCGCAAGCCTAACATCGCCGCCGTGCCTGACAATCGCAAGGTCCTTGAACGACTACATTGGCAGATACGCGAACTTGCAGATGCATGTGCCGACCCCCGTGCGTCAGCAAGATTATCCGAAATTGCAGGAATGATCGCGTCTAATATTAAACCAACTGACGAAGACCTCAATTTAGTTCGCGAAGCTATTGCCAGCAGCAGCGTACAGTCTGAAGAAACTGTTCTTCCAGAAGAGGTTGAGCTAGATGAATTTCTAAATAAATTTTCTCCAGAAGCTATTTTTGCTGAAGATCCGGCCAACACAGATTATGGTGATAATGCAGACATAACTGAGAATTATGACAGGCTAAAAACCCTTAAAAAACTGATAGCTGACATTGAGCGCAAAGAAAAACAGCTTCCGCCTGGCATCTCAGCAGAAAGAAAGAAACTAGCCGTTGCCAAAGAAAAATTAGCAAAGGAACACCATAGATTATTCGTTTCACAATTTGGCGATAGCTTAGCGGAAGAAGATCATGGTGAACCTACAAAAGATGACATAATATGGTGCTCAAACTGTGGTGAAAGATTTCATGGAAATGGACGTAAACATGGATTCAGCCATTGCGAGAATCACAAAGGGTTTAAGATGATATATGAAACCCTTGTGACAGATGATGAAAATGTCGACGAAGGCGATGCGTATGGTGTTGCACAAAAGGACCGGGAACGCAAAGAAGAAATTGTGTACAATAAGGAGCAGCGTGCAAAACGCTGGAACTTTGGCGAACCTATAAAAGACGACACCGCTGCTGACAGCGATTTAGAAGAGGATACAGCCGATGAAAATATCAACGAAGGTTGGTCAATAGCCAAACCTATTGACACAGATAGATATCAATCTCGAGCTGGATTGGAAGGACCATTCATGACCAAGGTTGGTAAAGTGGTTTATTATGATCCAAAAGAAGGCAAGTATTACGATCCTGACAGTGACTTCTATATCGATTATGATGACTACGCTGCAATGAATGAAGAAAGTTCTGTTGGCAGTGACAACCCCTGTCATGTATGCGACGGCAGCGGTACACATCGCGGTAAAACATGTCGTTTGTGCGACGGCAGCGGGTTGTCAAGTGCTGGACACCATAGTGTAGAAGAAGCAGAATCGGACATTAGATTTATTCCCGGCGTGCCTGGCGAGGCAATTTTAAAAATAGGTAACTACTATCTTGTTTGGGACAGAGACAGGTACGAGTCTCGAACTGTAAAAAACGAGTATGATGTTTATCAACAAACTGGCGACACTTTTAAACATATTGAAAATCTTAATATGCCGTATGACCCGCCGGGCCATGCAACTGCCATGTTTATTAAAAAGTATTCACATATGACAGAGTCTGAAAATATAAAAAGAATTAAACACTTAGCAGGAATTTAATAGAAATCCGGTCAACAGACCGGATTTTTTTGCCATTTTTAAATTTGCACAAGCCGATTAGTATAAATACTATTGTCAGTAGTAGAACAGAACGATGATCTACTATTGTCTTAGACCATTATTAGGCACACAAAGGAGGCACACACAATGGCATTAACATTTAAAGAAATCCAAGCTAAGCTGCTAGCACAGCAAGCTAACAAAGACCGCGCCAAGAACGGCAGCGGCTTCGGCGGCGATAACGCTATCTATCCATTCTGGAACAATCCTGAAGGCTCAAGTGCAACGTTGCGCTTCCTTCCAGACGGCGACGAAACAAACGACTTCTTTTGGCTCGAACGCCTTATTATTAAACTTCCATTCCCTGGTGTTAAAGGCGACGTAACAGGTAAGCCTGTTGAGGTACAAGTTCCATGTACCGATATGTGGAAGCCTAATTCTTGCCCAATTACAGCCGAGATTCGCCCATGGTGGAAAGACAAAAGCTTGGAAGATATGGCTCGCAAATACTACAAGAAAAAGAGCTATCTATTCCAAGGTTTTGTCACTTCGAATCCAAACAAGGATGATCAAGAACCCGCCAATCCAATCCGTAGATTTATCATTAATCCATCTGTGTTTGATGTTATTAAGTCAATCCTAATGGATCAGGATCTTGAAAATAGTCCTACTGATTATGACCACGGACGCGATTTCTACCTTCTCAAAACTACTAAAGGCGGCTATGCAAACTATGCCAGCAGCAAGTGGGCTATGAAAGAACGTCCGTTAACTGACGACGAGCGCAATGCGATTGCACAGCATGGACTTTGGAATCTTTCTAGTTTCCTTCCTAAGAAGCCAGACGATGCACATCTCAATGCAATCATGGAGCTTTTTACAGCAAGCGTAAATGAAGAGTTGTATGACGTAGACAAGTGGGGACAGTTTTATCGTCCTAACGGTATGCGTCTTGATAGCAATGGATCTGAGAACGACTCAAGCGATGCTACAACCAATGTTACAACGGTTGCAGCACCAAAGGTCACTGCAAGCTCAATCCTTAATCGGTTGCCATCAAAGCCTGCGGCTAGCGAAGAAACTTCGCCACCGTGGGATGAGCCAGCTACCCCGGCAGCCACAACCGTAACAGCGGACAAGCCGAAGATGCAGTCACCTGATGACATTATTGCTGCAATACGTCGTCGTCAGCAGCAAAAGTAATTAGACAAAAAACAGGGGGAGGACCAAAATCCTCCCCAGTCTTTTTAGGCAGATACCATCTGCCAACAGCATTGTATTGACAGGAGTATAAGAACATGCGGCCATTTGACATCAGTAAGTTTAGAAAGGATTTAACGAAAAGCATTCCCGGTATTTCGTTAGGTTTCCATGATCCAAAACATTGGATTGATTCGGGAAATTATGCATTAAATTATGGCATCTCGGGTAATTTCCTCAGAGGAATTCCTCTAGGTAAGGTTACCATGTTTGCAGGACAAAGTGGCAGTGGCAAGAGCTACATTTGTTCTGGTAACCTGGTACGAAATGCACAAAAGCAGGGTATATTTGTCGTATTGATCGACACGGAAAACGCACTAGACGAGAATTGGCTAAAACCTCTAGGAGTGGACACAAGCGACGACAAGCTGCTCAAGGTCAACATGGCAATGATTGACGACGTTGCACGTCTAATGAGCGATTTCATGAAGGACTATAAGACAAGATTTGACAATGTCGACGAAAAAGATCGCCCAAAGGTACTGTTTGTGCTTGATAGCTTGGGAATGTTGCTTACACCAACAGACGTTAATCAGTTCCAATCTGGCGACCTAAAAGGTGATATGGGCCGCAAGCCAAAGGCCCTTGCAGCTCTGGTTCGAAATTGCGTGAACATGTTTGGTGAGTATGATGTGGGCATGGTGGTGACCAATCATAGCTACGCAAGCCAAGACATGTTTGATCCTGACGATAAGATTTCTGGAGGTCAGGGTTTCATTTATGCATCATCGATCGTGGTTGCCATGCAGAAGCGCAAGCTCAAGGAAGACGAAGACGGAAAGAAAGTAACCGACGTTCGTGGTATTCGTGCTGCTTGCAAGATCATGAAGACCAGGTATAATAAGCCCTTTGAAAATGTTGAGATCAAGATACCCTGGGATTCAGGAATGGACCCTTACAGTGGGCTAATTAACTTGTTTGAAAAGAAGGGCGCGCTTGTAAAGGACAGCACAAAGCTAAAATATGTTGACAGATCCGGCAAAGAACATAAGTATTTCAAGAATTCCATTCCTGATAGTCTTCTTGATTTGATTATGGAGGAATGGGACGAAACAAAACTATCACCCGTACAGGAAGAAGCACCTGACGACACGGATGAACCAACAGGAGAGTAAAATGGAAATTTCTGATCGTACCCTTTTAGAAATCTGGGAACTATTCACAGATTACATTCCCCCGGGAAAAAAGAATGATGCAGCGGTAAAGTATCTACGGATTTTTACAGACCAAGATATTGAGCTGGAAGAGCTTGAGGATCTTCGTGAGGAAGACGAGCACATCGACTATGCATTGGACGAGCTTGCAAGCAGCTTGGACGATGGTTATGAGGACGAAGCCGAATACGAAGAAGAATAAAAGAACGTGCATAATAAGATTTCTGCCCGGTTGACACGATTTGTGCAAACGGGCAGAAATAACAAAAAAGAGGGAAAATGTGGTACAATCGGATAGTGGAGAATCTTGCTGAAATACCATCTGCAATAGATTACTACAACAACGAGCTTGAGCTTTCACAAAATGAGACCAAAATCATTGGTAATCTTGAAAAAAATTCACAAGAACTGTCAGGAATAACATCACATAGATTTGGCCAATTGCAGGAAATCGAAGCCATCCTTAAACATCTAAATATTAAATATGACAAGATGCGCAGCGATCATTACAGGAAATACCTGGAAAGATATCAACGCGAGCTCACGGATCGCAGCATTGAAAAATACATAGATGGCGAAGACGATATCGTCAACATGTGCATGATCGTAAACGAAGTGGGATTGATACGTAACAAATATCTAGCCGTTATGAAAGGGCTGGATATAAAGGCATGGCAAATTGGCCATATCGTTAAATTGCGGGTAGTCGGATTAGAATCAGTAACCCTTGAAAATAATACCAGAATTAACTGATTTTATTTTTGAGCCTGCCCAGATGTAGGTTCAAATTAACAATTTTAGGGTCATCGTTAAAAAGGTAAAATTGAGTAGCACCATCGTGATACCACTTCCTACCTTTAACAGCACTTTTACCAAACATGGGATTCTTTTCTCCTGAACATTTACCTTTATTTGCCATGCTCACCTTTTGTTTAGATTCGTCGCTGTGTGTTTTGCCAGTAAAATGATTGATGTAGTCCGGGATTAAATCAGTCATTTTCTTGCCTTTATTATAGGGTACCGACCCCTTTTTACTACTACTCATTTTCATCACTGTTTCGTCATTATCTTTGGTTTTTCCAGTATTCCATGCCGGTTTACCAGTTTTAACACCTTGTCTACTATTAGAAATTTTCTTTTTTATTTCGTCAGCACGTTCTTGACCAAAGATTTCTTCAAAAGATTTATTTTTGAGACGTGATCTACGACTATCTCTTTCTTTTTCAGAAATAATTCTTGTACCTGCTCCATCTCCACCATCTGTCATATTTGTCAAAATACCGGTCCCGACATCTTTTCGACCATAATATTTGATTAATCTGATTTCCTCTGAAATTGCGTCATGTTTATTATCGGTTATCAATACAATTTTTATACCTATCGCAAGGTTGCTTTTGTGTATTTGACGTATAGTAAAAATTTTATGAGGATTGGCTCCTATCTCACATTCTGATTTATCTTGTAACGCTTCTGCTATGTGATGATATGGGCGAGTATCTTTTGAACTATATCCAACATAAAATGGTAAGTCCTTTATTGGATTCCACAACTCATATACTATATAATTAGAAATATTAATCCTCCAATGCTTCAACACTATTTATCATATCAAATGTGGCGGGTATAGAAGATATTAAATAAATGGATAATCATGATCAAAACTGCTGAGATAATTATTATATCCGCGAATGAAAAAAGGAACCCGACGAAATGAAAATGGCTGAAATAATAATAGAATCGGAAGTTACCGTTAAGATAGAAGGTCTGGACCTGGTAACACGTCGGGCATGTGTTAATGCGGTAAAATATTTTTTACCGCATGCTAGATATAGTCCTGCATACAAACTGGGTAGGTGGGATGGTACAACAAGCTTTTGTACGCTAGGTGGTCGAACCTATCTGAATCTTCTTGATAAGATATTACCTGTGCTGGTAGCCGCAGGATACGAGTTTGACATAACTGATCTAAGGGCTAATCATACATTCGAGTTTGACGAAATTGATGAAAATTTCCTAAGCCACATAGTATGGCCGGCGGATCATAGGGCAGCCGGACAACCCATACAGCTACGGGATTATCAAGCGCAGGCAATCAACGAATGTATCAACAACCTGCAGGGCGTGTCTGTGGCTCCTACATCGGCAGGAAAAACGATCATCACTGCCAGCTTATCAAAGCTGGCTGAAAAATATGGCCGTACCATAGTTATCGTTCCAAATAAGAACCTTGTGTTGCAAACAGAAGAGGATTACAGGAATGTGGGTCTAGACGTTGGAGTGCTTTATGGAGATCGTAAGGAATATGATAGGACACATACCATATGTACATGGCAAAGCCTTAACGTACTTGATAAAAAGAATAAGGATGCGCTGGACGATGAACAACTAACCGTGTTCCTGGATAATCTAGTGGCAGTGGTATGCGATGAATGTTTTAATGGTGATATGCGTGTTTTAACACCTACCGGATATATTCCAATAAAGGATATATCGTCTGGGCAACAGGTTATCAACTATTCTGAGAAGTTACAACAATTCAAAGTTGACACTGTAATAAAACAACATTGCAATCTAACCGATTCAACAAATGAAAAGATGTATGAATTAGAATTTGATAATCATTCAAAAATACAGGTTACTGGTAATCATAAGTTTTTAACCACCATCGGGTGGTGCCGAGCTGATGAAATAACTGTTGATCACGACATTATCAACTATTAACATAAATACATACAGTCAAAGACATATAGGTATTTTATGGCAACGTATGAAAATATAATAACGCGATTCAATAGTATTTTAGAAAATTATAATCAAAATCTAAGAATAGATGACTATAATAGATCATTAATTAAGTTGTCGAATGGGGTAATAATAACGGGAAAAAATAAAAATGTATTTAGGCTTAGATTGTCCAACACACGTACTAGTATATGGATTGAAAACTTTGATAAATTGTTTTGTGGTGAAATAACAGAATATGATATAAAACATCAGTTGGCAATAAATCGAGGAAAAAAATCATGGAATATGAACAGTGAGACTATACGGAAAAATTTAAACACCGGCATACCCTGGAGTAAAGGAAAACCTGGTACATTTACAGGTAAAAAACATTCAACGGAGACCAAACATAAAATAGGACAACAGAATTCTGGCAAAAATAACGGAATGTATGGACGACTACACTCTGACGAGGAGAAGTGCCATCTGTCCAAAACAATAACAAATTTAATATTAACTGGAAAATTTACACCAAAATCTAGTAATCAATTTGGTCGATGGAATTCAACATTTGATGGTAAAAAATACAGATCTAGCTGGGAAGCATTATACCATTATCATAATCAACAATCTGAATACGAACAACTTCGTTTAATGTACATGTTAGATGGTAAGAATTATGTGTACATCGTTGATTTTATTGATCATGTTGATAAACTTGTAGTTGAGGTCAAACCTTACAACTTGTTTAATGGCACTAAATGGGAAGCAAAATATACTGTCCTTAAAGACTGGGCAAAACAACACGATTATAAAATATTGCTAATTGATCAACAATGGCTAACGTCTAATGTACCATTGCCAGATCTAGCTAGATTTGATTCTGAAACTGCAAGAAAGATAGGATACCTATATGAAACTGCTAAGTCGCCGAGAAATCAGTAAACCTGATCAAGTTTACAACCTACATGTACAGGATGATCACAATTATATAGTAGAACGGGCCGTAGTGTCTAACTGTCATAGTGTGAAAAACATGAA